TAAATTATTTGCATCAGCCGATAATACTTTAGAAGCTGCACTTGTACCAAGTGTTGCAAGATCAGAAAGATTTAATTCTGCTGCAGTTGCTGTAACATTAGTTCCACCAATATCTAAAGTTGTCATTTGAACTTCACCTGCAACTGTTAATAAACCATCTGCTACTGTTAATAAATCTGTGTCATCTGTGTGACCAATTGTTGTTCCGTTAATTAAAACGTTATCTATATCTAATGATCCACCACTAATTAATCCTGTTGTTGTAATTGCTGATGCACCTGTATCAATAGTACCAAAACCTGAAGTAATAGATCCTGCGTTAATAGCACCTGTTGTAACTATACCTGTTCCACCTGCTATAGGACTTAATACTGAAGCTATTGCTGTACCGTTAATTGTAATAGCATCTGCTTCTAGAGTTCCATCTACATCAACGTTACCAGAAAAATCTCCTGTTGCAGCATCTAACTCACCACTGACAGTAAAGTTTCTTAAACCTGTGTAATCTTTATTTGAATCTAAAATAACTGCTTTACTTGCTACAGCTGTTCCTACAGCTGTACTACCAATGTCTAAAGCATTTAATTCACCAACAACAGCAGTGATACCATCTAAAGCATTTAACTCTGCTGCTGTACTATCAACAGCTGCAAGTTTAGTTAAGTCTGCTTGAACTAATCCAGAAACTCCATCTAATAAATTTAGTTCAGTTGCAGTAGAAGTTACTGCTACATTTTCATTTATTTTAGGACTTGTTAAAGTTTTGTTTGTTAAAGTCTGTGTTGCAACAAGAGACACTAAAGTTGAGTTAGCACCATCTGGTAATAACATAGTGTTAGTTACACTTGCAGAGTGTGGTTGTGCTATAACTTTTTGACCATGTGAATTACTTTCACAATTAAATACTATTGCTCCAGAATTTGTATTACCTCTTACAACAACTGTTCCTGTTCCATTAGGAGCTAGGTCAATAGTTGCATTTGAAGTAGTAATAATATCTGCGCCATTCATGTCAAGATTACCACCTAATTGAGGTGAAGTATCTTCTACAACATTAGCTAAATCTCCACTTGAACCAGTTCCAGCAATAACAGCACTTCTTGTAATTTTTTTAAGTCCACCACCTGAAGCGTCTACTGCTAGTAAAAGATCACCACTAGCTGCTGTTGATATTTCTGATAACGAACTAACTGCTACTGAATTAAAATTTGTACCATCTGCAACTAATAAATTACCTGCAGTGTTTGTGCCCATAGTAATATCATCACCTGATACGGTAAGATCTCCAGTTACAATTAAATTTTGTGAAGCTGTTACATTACCACTTGAATCAATAGCTAAAGCATCTGCATCAGATGTGTGACCTATGTTAGTTCCATTAATAATTATACTATCAACTGTTAAAGTTGTAAGTGTACCAACCGATGTAAGATTAGGCATTGCTGTAATTTCATCGTCAAAGTACGCAGCTAAATCTGTAACTGCAACTTGTACCATTGTACCATTATCGTTTAATACAACTCTGTCTGCATCTGCAACTGTTGTAGAGGTAGCTGATGTTCCACCATCAACAATATTTAATTCTGCAGCTGTAGAATCTACCGCAGCTAATTTAGTTAAATCTGCTGCAACTAGTCCAGATACTCCGTCTAAAATATTTATTTCTGCTGCAGTTGCTGTAACTGCGGTGCTTCCTAATGTAAGGCCACTATCGGGTATAACAACACCACTACCAGACAAAGCTGTAAAAGTATTTGCTGTAAATCTAAAATCATCTGCGCCTGCTATTTTAATATCTATTTGATCATCTGTATCTGCTGTTAAACTTGTATCACCATCTGCATCTAAAACTAATTCTTTACCATCTAAATCGGTTCCGCCACTAAATCCTGCGTCAACAATATTAGTTCCATCTGAATACAATAATTTTGTAGTTTTTTCCGATACTCCAAAAGTAACACCTGATCCTGATGCTGTTTTAACCTGCACTGTAAATGCACCCGATGTGCCATTTGTTATAATAAAAACTTTTTCTATTGAATCTGGAATTGTTACAATTTGATTTCCTGTAATCGATCCTGTTAATTTTATAACAGCGTGTCTTGCAATTGAAGTTGATTCTGTTGAATCACCATCTTGAATACTTAATGTTGTAGTTTGTGCACCGCCAGCTATAGATTTTTCTACATAACCAGCAATTGCTTTTTCTACTATTTCTAAATTGGTATTAGTTTTATCTCCCCAAGTACCGGCGTTCTCGCCAGTTGCCATTTTTTCTATACCAAGATCTGTAAATGTTGATGCCATAATTTAATTCCTAAGGTGTTGGTGAGTTCACAGGTATTCTGATAGTACCATCAGCGTAGTCGTCTCTTTTTCTACTACCTAGTTGCTCTCCTCCAAATCTCTCTACTTCTTGTTTATATTTTTGTTCGTACAGTTGTAACATATCTGCTGGACCTTTTAAATAACCATATGCTTCTACCAAGACGGCATATAATAAACCATTTGGAAAGTTAAGGCTAATAAAATTTGTTGTAGTTGATGCGCTTAAACCTGTAGGTCTAGCGTTGTAATGAATTTTGTATACGTATGTTGTATTAGGTATTGGAGATAATAAAGCTCCTCCTGAAGTAGTGTTTGTAACACCAGTTGCACCACCCTTCATAGCATAGTATTTTGGTCTAGCAGTAGAAGCTGGATTGTTATATTCTTCTAAAAATGTTTCATCTTTTTTTTCTAACCAGATTGGATTAGTTAAAGATGATGTTGCATCTGCAACTTGAATTCCTCTAATAACTAATGCACCTGCTGGAGCATTTACAAAAGCTTGATTAGCTACCATATTATCTGTAGCTGCTAATCTATTGGCATCAATAGGCACATCTCTCATAATTCTAGTTTCAGCATTATCAATAAATTGATCTGTAATTGTACTTGTTAATACAGTTGTACCAACTTCAGTATAATTTTGAATTGCTGTGGTTAATGTTGCGTAAGTGAATCCTGCCATATTATGCTGTAAGAGTTGCCGGACCTGCCGAACAATTCTCTCCTCCTCCTGTTATACCACCTGTTGTAGCAGTGTTTGTATCGACAGTAAAGTGATAGAAATCTGCTGTCTGTGTTACATCTCCACTTGAATCTCGTTTGCCAACTGTGATCGAGTAGCCAGCGGTTTTTGCAAGGTTAGCTCCTGTAACACCATCAAACCCTTGGGGATTATTAAATGTTGCAGATGTAGAAGGCGCACCTCTAAATCTTACAGTCTTACCTGTTGATCTACCATGAGATTGCTCTGATACGTTTATAATTCCAGATGAAGCTGCAATTGTTTCAAACGGATTTGGAACTAATACTATTATAACTTTATTTTCTACTCTACTTGGTCTTGCATCTAGTAAACTTTGTTCATCTCCATGTTTAGCTCTTATTTCTAATTGAGGATGTTTAGGTTCTAATTCTGATTTATGTACAACAGAACCATTCCATTCTTTGACCATTTCAAGATATGGAAACTCCATTCCTGATCTGTCTGATATTGCTTTTGAATGTTTTCCTCTTGCCATTATATTCCTAATTAATAAACGTTTGGTCTTATAAGAACACTAGTAGAAGATCCATCTTCTGATAATGCTCTAGCAAATTCACTTTCATAAAGTGTTTGCATTTGTTGAACTAGTTGTGGTGAAAATTTTTGTGATAAGTAAAAAGCTAAACCTGACACCATACAAGGCACAAATCTATAAGGTACATCTGTTGCATCTGTGTAAGTTCCATCAACATCTTCTATTCTTTTAAGATAATTAAAATGTAAATCTTTAGCTGCATTAAGTGCATCTGCTGTTGGATAAACTGTGATTGTTGTTTTATCAACAAATCTTTGAACAAAATATTGTGAAGGTGTTCCTTTAGATAATTTATTTGCTAGTGATGAATAAGTTGATCTGTCTATTTTTGTTAAAGCAGAATCTGCTTGATCAGTTGACGTTCTATCAGTTCTCAAAGTTGCTTCAAGAACATCCGCTACACCAAAAGTATTAGCAGGAACAGTTGTTGCACTTGTACCATCACCACTTGATCTAAAAAAAAC